GGATGATTTGGGCGCCCGATGAAAAATTCGCAGAAGAGGTAGTTGAAGAGTGTGCTGCATTTCCATATGGAGATCATGATGATTTAGTAGATAGCACAACACAAGCAATAATGAGATTTAGACAGGGCGGATTTATTGGACACCCAGAAGATGAAAAAGATGAAACCCAACCTAAAACTGAATATGAATATTATAATTAATGAGTAAATTAGATTTAACCAAAAACTTTACATTATTCTTAATAGAAGAAATAAGACCTTTAGTTAAAGCGGGTAAAGCTTCGTTTGAAGATATTATGCTAAAATTTAAATCTAAATTTGGTAGAGAGCCAGAAGGTATGGAGACTATAGCCATTAGACAAGAATTTACAAAACCAGAAAGTAATGTTTTTGATATGCAAGGAAATACTTTAGATCCTAACAAACCTATTATGGGTGGTACACAAGAAGGCATTCCAACAACTATAGAAGGTAAAACAAAAAATATGAGTGCTGATGAGATTATGGATTTTCTCCAACCTAATAAAAAAGGTAATGGCGCTAGACCAGGAAATATTAACTACGATAAAATGGGAGAAATGTTTCCTGATGTAAAACTTCAAGGTGATGAATCTTTTGATGAATTACTTATTATAGAAAAAACTGGTAAACACCCAAGGGATAAATAATGGCTGAAAGTATTATTAATAAATTTTTATATACAGGGGCTGCAGAAGGAGAAAAACTAGCAACTCAAAAAGCTGTTAAGAATATGCCTTACAGTCAAATAGGAAAAAACATTCTTGCTGAAGGTGCGTTTGGAAAAAATGTTGGTCCTGCTTCAAGCCTTCGAGGATATGATCCTAAGTATACAGGAAAAGGAGCAATACCAAGAAATACAGCTTTTCAAAGAATGATGGCTCCCCTTAAATATTCAGCGGGAGCGTTAGATATAAATAATAAAGCAAATAATTTAGCTGGAGGTACACCAGCGCAAAGACAGTTATATGAAAAAGTTTTGCAAAGTCCTGTATCAAAAGCAGCATCAGGAATAACAGGAGCATTAAGAACAGCTTTATCTTTGCCTATGACAGCGGGTGCTGTAGCACAACAAGGATTATATAATCTTAACAAACCTACTACTCAAGCTGGATACGATTACGCACAAAATTTAGATAGAAATTCTATATCAAGTATTGCGGATGAAACAGCAGGATTAGATTATCAACAAGATTATATGCAAGGTGTGATGAACGCTGATTTTGGTGCTATGCCTCAACCTAAACCATCAGATATTGCTAAATCAAATAACCCTTATGATTATTTTTCTGTAGATGCACAAACAATAGATGAATTACCAGAATCGCAAGAAGGTTTTTTAAATCCTAACATACAGCCATCACAAAATATGTTTCAACGTGCTGGTAATTTTGTAAAAGATTTAGAGTTAGAAGAATACTTACCTTTTATAGGTGAAAGATCTTTAACAGGAATGTTAGGACGAGGAATAGGAAATTTATTTCAAAACATAGCACCAGCAAGATATGGAACTTCACAGCAAGCTTATAACGCTTTAACTCCACAAGGTAGATCAGCAGTCGGGGATATTTATGGACCACGTGGAATTATGTCAGGATACAACGCTATATCAGCTTTTGGTAGAGGACCTGTTGGAGCTATTAATAATAGAATTTCAAATATACAAAATAGAAAAGCAGCTCAAACAGATGCTTCTCGAGAAACAATTAAAGATCTTTACGAAGCTAGAAATAGAGCAGCTGGTGTAAGTATGGAAGGAAGAAATTATACAGGTTTTGGTAAAACAGGAATGGGTAGAGATCCTAATGATGTAACGGGAGGAGCAGGCCCAAGTGGAGGAAGTTCTAAAATAGTTTGTACAATGATGAATGACTCTTATGGTTTTGGAAACTTTAGAAATAAAATTTGGTTGAAACACTCTAAAGATTTACCAAAAGAATACGAAGTAGGTTACCATAAAATTTTCTTACCATTAGTTAAGTTTGCAAAAGGAGAAGGTAAAATTAATAAAGTAGTTAAGAAAACTTTAGAACACATAGCTAGACACAGAACATTAGACCTTAAACAAGATATGAAAGGTAAGACTCATACTCTTGGTAGAGTATATAGAAAGATTCTAGAACCTATTTGTTTCTTAGTAGGTAAAATTTCAATGTTCACTAGGAGGGGATAATGGCAGTAGAATTACTAACACCTGGTGTAATTAAAACAAGAGAGCTTCTAGAACTTTTTGAAAAATATGGAATTAAGGTAGGAGACAAAGTTGGAAATGCTTCTAGATTAGCTGGAGTATATGGTGTTAAAAGACCAAAAGAAGTTAAAGTTCAATATAGAGGTCAATCTCCTACAACGGTAAAAAATCCAACACAGTTTTATACAAAACCCACAGATTCACAATTAAAACAAATTAAAAAACAATACGATATTAATCAATTAAAAAAAACAAGTTCTGGACCTGGAAAAATAGCTTTTGATAAAAGAAACAAAAGAGCTAAAGAACTTTTAAAAACTGGGAAATACACAATAGGTCAAGCCAATGAAAAATTAAAATTAGAGTTTCCTGAAATTAAAAAAACAGGAATGCAAACCACTTTATCAAAACTAGCAAAAAATATTAAAGGTATTCCAAGTGGAACAACAGGAGATACTTCATTATCAATTATAAAAGTTAAAAAAGATTTAGAAAAATTAAATAAATCAGAAGTTAAAGATTTATTAAAAGCAGGTAATAAAAATTTACAAAGTTTAATTAATAAAACATCTAAAATTTTAGGAAGAGATAAAAGTTTAGCTACTAGAAGAATTGGACAACTTATAGAAGCCTATCGAGGAGATGATAGATACATAAAAGTAAAAGATGATTTGTTAGTAAGACGTGTTCAACCTTTAATTAAAGGATTAGGTAAAATTGAAGGAACTAAATTATTTGGTGGTATTGGTGGTGGTTTACAAAGAATGGCAGCAGAAGGAGAAGCTGCTAAATCAATAGGTGAAACTAGATCTTTCTTTTCTAGTTTAAGAAAAAGAATACAAGAGGCATTACCTAAATCAGGATATGAAACAGATGAAATTAAAAATATAAGATCATCAGCAAGATTTGGAACAGGTCCTTATAGTATGTTTGTTCAAGGTATTAAGTCTGACATTAATCAAGACAAAATGAAATCTTTAGATAAACAAACAAGTATTTATGAAAAAAGATTACAAGCAGCTAAACCAGAAGACAAACCTAAAATAGCAGAAGAATATAATACTAAAGCTAGAAAGTTTGCGGCGGAAGCAAATAAAAATTTAAAACCAGGACAACCTCCTGTAAGAGTTTTAGAAATAAGTTTTGACGAACCAAATAAAGTTATAAAAAATAAATATGCTTTGGATAATTACGGAGATCTATTTGATGATATATATAAAAAACACGGTTATTCTTTTAAAGTTCCAGCTGATGTAAAAACCATTCAAGAAGTAAAACCTTTTTTAGAAGGAGGTCGTGGATTAAAAAAAGCGGCTCAACTCATTAGAGCAGGAGCTCCAAGAATATTTGCAATTCCAGCGGCAGCATATTTAGGGTATCAAGCTTTAGGGTCAAGTGAATTAGAGGCAGCAGAACCTGACATTAAATACAATCCTGAAATAGGAGCTATTGTAAAATCAGGAACTGATGAAGTAGAATCACAAGGTGGAATTTTAAATTGGATGAAAGATAATCCAATGAAAAGTTTAGCGGGCACAGCAGGCATAACTACAATTGGAACAAAAGCAGGTAGAGGTTTATTAATGAATTTATTAGGTACGTTAGGTACTCCCGTTGCAGGTGGAGCTTTGGCTGGATATACAATTAAAAAAAATATGGATGAAGGAAAAAATATTGCAGATGCAACAATTGATAAAGTTGTAGGAGCAGATTTAATGTTAACAGGAGGAGTTAATAAAGCTTTAGGAAGTACAAGACTGGCAAGTTTATTAGGTGGTGCTAAACTAGCTAGATCAATGACACCTATAGGAGCAGGTATAACAGCTTTAGGATTAGGTAAAGATTATGTAAATTTTGCTTCTGATGAAATTGAAAGAATTAATAATATGACACCAGAAGAAAGAGAAGAATATAATATAGCCGAACAAGAACAAATGGGAATATCAGCATAATGGATAGACGAGATTTTTTAAAAGGTCTGGGAGCTTTAGCATCAATGCCGTTTGTAGGTAAATTTTTAAGACCGTTTGATACACCGGCTGTTAGAGAAGGTGTAGTTGCAGCTACAGATAAAGGTATAGAATTTTATAATATGGTTATTCAAAAAGTAATGAAAGAAGGTAAAAAAGTTGGTGAAAGAGATAGAGTTGAAATTTACACACATCCAGATAAACCAGAAGTTAAAGTAGAATTTGACAGAAGTAATGGAAGTGCAAATGTAGAATTTATGACAGATAGAGAAACTAGAGCTATGGCTGAAATTAGAGTAGATAAAGGACCTGAAACTGGAGGAAGAACTGTTGAAGAATTACAAGAATCAGAAGTTGTTTTTAGAAGCGCAGGTGATGAGTATGTAGATGACGTAGAAGAAGGTATTGAGAGTGGAATTACTAATTTAGAAGATTTCGTAGGAAGACCGAAAAAAAAAGATGGCGGGATTATGGAATTGACTATGATTAAAATACCAGATATAGAAGTATCAGGTGTTGAAACATTATTTAAATCAAGATAGGATGGAGAATGGCAGATTCAATAGATAAATCAGTTACTGATACTAAAACAACGGTAGAAATTCCAGGCTCGGAAGAGCTTATTCAAGAACAACAAGAAAAAGTAGAAAAAGTAGAAACCGAAGGTGGTCCAGTAGAAATTGAAATGGACGAAGAAGGTGGCGCTGAAATTTCTTTTGATCCAAATGCAGTAACACCTGAAGGTGGTGAAGATCACTTTTCTAACCTCGCAGAATTTTTAGATGATGGTCTTTTAACTGAATTAGCAACTACATTATCTGATAAATATACTAGCTATAAAGAATCAAGAGCTGATTGGGAAGATAGCTATAGAGAAGGTTTAGATTTATTAGGTTTTAAATATCAAAGAAGAACACAACCTTTCAGAGGTGCAAGTTCTGTTACTCACCCAGTATTAGCAGAAGCCGTAGCACAATTTCAAGCAACAGCTTACAAAGAATTATTACCAGCAGACGGACCAGTAAGATCACAAATTTTAGGAGCAGTGACTCCAGCAAAACAAGACCAAGCAAATAGAGTTAAAGACTTTATGAATTATCAGTTGATGGATCAGATGAAAGAATATGAACCTGAATTCGATCAAATGCTTTTCTATTTACCCCTCGCCGGTTCTACTTTTAAGAAAGTCTATTATGATGATCTTTTAGGTAGAGCCGTCTCTAAATTTGTTCATTCTGACGATTTAGTTGTACCTTATTCTGCTACATCATTAGAAGATGCAGAAGCTGTTGTACATGTAATTAAAATGTCTGAGAATGAATTACGTAAACAACAAGTCTCTGGTTTTTACAGAGATATAGATTTAGGTGAACCACCAGTTGTTGAAAATCAACTTACAGAAAAAAAACAAGAGCTAGAAGGTATAACTCAAAATGGTCAAGAAGATATGTATACTCTTTTAGAGTTTCATATTGATTTAGATTTAGAAGGATATGAAGATGTTAATCCTGAAGATGGCGAACCTACAGGAATTAAAGTTCCTTATGTAGTAACTGTCGATACAGCTAACACAGAAATTTTATCTATTAGAAGAAATTTTGAACAAAAAGATCCATTAAAGAAAAAAATAAATTACTTTGTACAATTTAAATTTTTACCAGGAACTGGTTTTTATGGTTTTGGTTTAATTCACATGATTGGTGGTTTAACTAGAACTGCAACATCTGCCTTAAGACAATTACTAGATGCTGGAACTTTAGCTAACTTACCTGCTGGTTTTAAAACTAGAGGTGTAAGAATTAGAGATGATGCACAACCTTTACAACCTGGTGAATTTAGAGATGTCGATTCTCCAACTGGAGCAATTGCAGATCAGTTTATGCAATTACCATTCAAAGGACCTAATGCAACATTATTACAATTAATGGGTATTTGTGTTCAAGCAGGTCAACGCTTCGCGTCCATCGCTGATAATCAAGTAGGCGATATGAACCAACAAGCCGCCGTGGGTACTACTGTGGCGTTATTGGAACGTGGATCGCGGGTAATGTCAGCCATACACAAAAGATTATATGTAGGACTTAAAGAAGAATTTAAATTATTAGCGAATGTATTTAAAACTTATTTACCACCAGTTTATCCTTATGATGTACCTAATGCATCTAGAGAAATTAAAGTACAAGACTTTGATGAAAGAGTAGATATACTTCCAGTAGCAGATCCAAATATATTCTCTCAAACTCAAAGAATATCAATGGCTCAATCTCAATTACAATTAGCTCAATCTAATCCAAAGTTACATAACTTATATCAAGCTTATAGATCTATGTATGAAGCATTAGGAGTTAAAAATATAAACGCAATTCTCCCTCCACCACCTCAACCTGCTCCAATGGATCCAGCTTTAGAAAATATAATGGCAATTAGTGGAAAACCATTTAAAGCATTTGGTGGACAAGATCATAAAGCTCACATTGATGCACATTTAAATTTTATGGGTATTAATATGGTGCAAAATAATCCAATGGCTATGATGTTATTACAAAAAAATAACTTAGAAAGAATTAGTTTAATGGGCCAAGAACAAGTTCAATTAGAATTTGTTACTGAATTACAAGAAATACAAATGTTAATGCAAAATCCTAAAGATCCTAGAGGACAACAACGTATTCAACAATTAGCAAATGCAATAGAAGCAAGAAAAGCTATCTTAATTGCTGAAATGACAGCTGATTATGCTAAAGAAGAAGAAAAAATTAGTGGTGAATATGGTTCTGATCCATTATTAAGATTAAAAGCAAGAGAAATTGACCTTAGAGCACAAGAAAATCAAAGAAAAGAAGAAGAAGGACAAGAAAGAATTGACATAGATAAGATGAAAGCTATGATGAACCAATCACAACACGAAGATAAGCTAGAACAGAACGAAGAACTAGCTGGATTACGTGCAGGAGTATCATTAGCTAAACAACAAATGTCTGATGATAGCAAAATTAACGATTTTGGTAGAAATTTTGGAAAAAAATAGATATAGTTAACCCTAGGAGATAAATATGACAAAAGATTGGCAAAGAGGTTCAACATTCATGAACAAAGACGTTAAAGTTGAAAAAGAACTTGGCGTTGGCAAAGATGGTTACCAAACAGGTGGTGTTACTATCGAAGCTACTGATCCAATGACATCACAAGTTGTAGATGTTAAAGGAACTAAAAGAATGAGAGCCGGTAAAAAACCAGTAAAAGCTACCTGGTACTAATATGTGGTTCTCGGCAATTAAATTAGCCGTTTCTGCGGGAAGTAAAATTTATTCTAACCGTCAGAAAGCAAAAGTGGCAATGTCTGATGCACAATTATTGCATGCAGAAAAACAAGCTCGAGGCGAAGAAGCTTACCAAGGTAAACTTTTAGAGGCGAGACAAAACGATTATAAAGACGAATTTGTGCTCGGAATATTGAGTGCACCTATCATTGTACTGGCATGGGCAGTGATATCGGACGATCCATCTGCGATGGACAAAGTAAATATTTTCTTTGAACATTTTAGTAACCTGCCGAAATGGTTCACAAATTTATGGATACTTGTAG